GGAAAAACACTCTTTCACCTGCAGAGAAGACTTCAGACTTTTCAACAGATATTTCCATATTAAAATGATGATTTATAACCTCAGAGAGTAAAGATATCTCGATCTTCTTGTCAGAAACAAAAATAATATCGTCACCTAAAATAGAAATACTTTTTGGGTCAATAGATAATCTATAAACTCTATTAATATAAAGTATAATGAATAAATTAACCATGGAACCTAGAAGATTAGTCAAGGCAGATCCACTCATCAAACCTCTTCTTTTACGAAACATAAAAGTTATGCCTCTAACACAACTAATAACCAAACATGAAGTATGATATGTTAAAATAGTTCTTAAAACTGATTTTTCTTTTGAATTTAAAAATACTTTACTGCTTAAAAATTTTAACATCATTACTATTAAATCATTAGGAATGGTTTGATCAAAGGCTTTGAAATCTAATGAATAGATATATTTGTAATGTTGCCATTTGATATATCGTTGCTTCAATTCAATATATCTGTTTGCAAAACAGTAGGGTGTAAACAAATTTCTTTCAAAATGATGAAATATTTCTCCGAAAAGCATCTTTTCAAAACAAGCTATAGCGACAGGAAATGGATAAAATTGTCTAAACTTGAGTTTCCCAGAGCTAGAAAGTTGTGTACGCCAATTAATTGTAATAGGGAAATCAAGAATACAACTTGATAATTCTAAATTCATAAGTTTATGACATAATTGACAAACCCTCTCCTTTATTAAACTTTTAGGTCGTTTAAAATCAGGGAAGCTACTACTTGTAGCACTAGGCAAGGTATCAAATGCTTCCTTTGGAGTGCAAGTTTTATACTTATTACCTGTCAACAATAATAAGTCGGACATTTGTCCAATAACTTGAGCTGCAATAACATTTTTAATATTTATGTTTGACGACACACTTAATAAATTAATAGTTTCGGATCTATTTAATTCACAAGTTTCTTTTGTATCACCAGCTGCATTAATTATTTCATCTACTTTACTTTGGTGCGAAAATAGTTCAATGAAAATTGATTCAATATTGTAATTCGCAGATTTTTTCGAATTCATCCAACTTATTTTCGAA